CAGCGGTACACTTCTTTTGTTTTTAATATTATAGGTGATTAATTTTACTTTTTATACGGTTAAGATTTGATTAGATTTATGTAAAAAGGGCAGTTCCAGTCGTGAGACCAGAGCTGCCCTAAATTATAGAGTACATAGAAATCAAAGAGTGTTCATAAATACCTTGATGCCCTTTCCACCTTGCTTGTGCCCAGGCTTAACGCAAGAGTCGAGGGTGTCACGAATACTTGTGAGTATCGTTGTCTGCAATCGCAATTCCACGAGCACAGGACTGTTAGATGAGTCTTGTGCCACGGAATTTATGCTTGCTCCAAGACGTTCTAACAAAGTATCACGTATGGTGCGCACATCGGCTTGTTGTGTAGCTAAATAGTAACGCATTGAGTTCAAGATGGACTCCAACGCCTGTGCGGTCGATTCCGTTACCGACTGAATGCCCTGCTGCAATGCAGATATGTTGGAAGAGCCTGTTGGCTTGATGTTCAACACCTCCATCAAAGACTTTGCGTATTCATCGAAAGCCGCTAGGTTGGTCTTCTTCAATTCCTGCAACTTGGCAACCTCCTTTTCTGTAAGGTCGAGTCCGTTATTTCCACCGTCGCTGCCTTCCGACACAGCTTTATCGAAGGCATCGAGGATAGGTTGGATATACTTTGTTGTGGCACGGTTCATCAGTTGCTTGGTGACAAGATTGTCGAAATACTCGTCAAACTTGTCGTTGAGCGCATCAAGTGCATCGCTGCCCTCGTTGAATGCGTCCACCCAAGCCTCTGCGAAAGCCTCCGCCGCCGACTTGTAATTGGACTGGCTACCGAATCCGCCGAGTTGTTCGGTCATAGATTCCTCCAGCTCCTTGATAGTGTCGTTCAAATCTTCGATTTCATCACGCCACTGCTGAATCTTGCTATCATCGGGGTTCTTTCTGCCCTGCTCTGCCTTAATCATAGCCTCGTAAGACTTCTGCTCTGCCTTTAGAGCTTCTACCGACTTTTGGTTGTATTCGTACAACCGTTGGGTGTCGAAGGCATCGTCCATAGACTGCTTTAACTTGTTGTAGGAACGCTGCAAGGAGTTTATGGCTTGCTCTTGGCGTTGGATTTCCTTATCAATCTTGCTCTCGTTGGAGAACAGCTTGGCGATACCAGTCGCAACGCCCATCACGCCGCTTGCCACTCCTGCCCAGTTACCGCTAAAGTAAGAGCCGATAGCCGAGCCTACGTTATCAACGATACTCATTGCGTTCTCTAGTTGCGCATCGCTGCCGCCAAGAGCCTCGAACAATCCATTGAACGAACTTGCCATAGTAGAGACAACAGATGTTATATCTGTGACGGATTTTGCGAACTTTGCTTTTGCCTGCTCCTCTTCTGTCATAACCGTTCCAAGTTTCGCAATTTGGTCGTCGGTGAGTTTAAGCTGGCTCTTCATAAAGTCACGTATCTGTTTGTTGGTCGTGAGCTTCAATTTTAATGCTCTGCCGCTGTCTGTCTCTGCTTGGCCGTTCTTTTCGATAGCGTCATACTCTTGCTGCAAGGACTCCACGTAAGCACTCTGCATTTGTAACTTCGTTGTTTGGTCTGCTTTTTGGTTATTCAACTCCACATACTTATCAACTCCGCCAAGCGATTTCAACTCCTTGTTAGCCTTAATCATTTCCTTTAAGCCGCTCGTGAACGCCTTGAAAGGGTTGCGAGAGTTACGAACTTCGTTTACCTTGTTTATTTGCTCGGCTATAGTTTTTAACTCCGTCGGGTCGAGGTCTTTTAACTCCGTGCGTAGCTGTTGCAGTCTGTCTGCCATAGCATCGAGAGCCTTAGAGGAAACTTGGTCGAGGTTATCAAACAGACGGACGTACATATCGCTGTTCTGAAAATCCTTCCAGGTGTTCTCGCCAGTCTTTTTCTTGTAGTCTAAATCAAGATTACCCAGCAATTCTTTTTGGGTATCTGGGTCAGAGAAATTTTTCATTATCGCCGCTCTGTCCTCGATATACTTTCTGTCAAGCTGGAGTTGGTCTGATAATCTTTGCTTGTATTCCTTGAAGAGTCTTTGAGCAGTCTCTATTGTGTCCTGCTCTACACTTTGGTTTAGCTTTTGTGTTTTGTCAAGATAATCCTTCTCAACATCACTGCCAGCAAATTTCTGCTTTATGACTTTAGCTGTGTTCTCCAAATCAGAGTTATATTGCTGAATAACCTTGTCCCCCCACTTGGTAAAATCCTTGCCATATGTGGTCTCGTAGTCCTTAATGATATACTTGTTGAACTCATTGTTAATATCCTCTTGTATCTCATCAAAAGACTTCGTAAGGTCGCCAAACATAGACTTTATAAGTCCGTCAGACATTCCTTCGTCTTTGAGCTTTTTGTACAGCTTCATTTGCGAGAAAGCGTCATCAATATTTCGGGATATATCATCCTTTAACTTGTCGTATTCCTTCTCTGAAACTTTCAAGTCAATATCTGCCGAGATACGGAAAGCATTACCTCTCTTGGTTAATTCCTTGTATTGAGCACCAATCTCACGAATGCGCTTCGCCGTTGTTTTGTCGTCAGGCAAAATATTGTTTACGTTAAAGCCTACATTCTGTGCTGCCTCCTTGAAATACTTGCGAGTCTTTGACAAGGCAGTCTCTTTCGATTCTTTCTTAATCAATTCGTCGTATTTCAAGTTCATATCCTTCAGCAAGCTAATCCGCTCCTGTAAGATGTCTCGCTGCGCCTTGTCGTGCTTAGTTGTATTCTTGCGAGTTTTGTTGTAGCCCATAATGCGGTCTGCGGCTTCTTTGTAGCCTTGTCCTAAATGAGAAATATCACGATACAGGTCATTTATCTCTCTTGTGGTTGCAGCCTCGTTGTAACCAGCAAGTTTCATTGTTCCACCTTTTAAGTTGTGGCGTTGCGTAACAAGTGATTGCAACTGCTTGAGCTTATCCTGCGCATTAGCATCAAACTCACCGTATGCACTCTTTGGGTCTAATGATACAGGGTCATAAGTGAATGTGATATGATACGTATTATTGGAAAATGCTCTATCCATTTGTTGTTTAATGGAGTCTATTTGCTTTTGTGTATCGTTTTTGTCGAATTTCACATTAATCTTATACTCCTTGTAGAGCATATCCTTCTCAATATCACTCCACCCTCTTTTGATAGCCTCATTATCAATACGGATTTTTAGTTTTTTTCTTGAAGCCTCATCCTGATACTTACTAACATCGCCAAAAACACTCTGAGCCTCCTTGCGCACCTCTTCCAAGTCCTTTATGTAAGTTTCGTAAGCCATTGCAAACTCGGATAGTTGTTTATCTGCATCTGCGCCGATACCCCAATCGTAACCATTGTTGCCTGTGCCGCCAAGAATACCAACCATATTCTGTTTGTTTCCAAATACGCCATCTTTTATATAGCCTATTTGCTCTAACGCTTTAGCAACCTTCGAATAGTAATCAATCAAGTTCTGACCCTTTTGTGGACCAGCAGCAAGTTGCTCGAATAATTTCTTTTGGCTATCAGTTAGGTTGATACTTTCTTGCGATACCTGTGCTAGTATAGAACGTACATCATCACCTTTCTGCAAGAACTCGCCCATAGACTCGGCATATTCCTGCATATCAGTTTCTATATCATCGTCACCCATAATCCAACCTTTCTTCTTGTTAGCTTCGTATCTTGCATCAATAGCACGCATATCATCAAGAAACTCTTGATAATCTTCAAGGAAAGTTTCGTATTGTTTTTTTGCTTCTTCTTCTGAAAGGTTTACGCCTATCTTCACCTCAAAACCTTTTTGATTCATCTCCTTAACAAGGTCTTGAAGAGCTTTCTGTATATTTGTCTTCGACTCGGCATCAATTTCATCTACTCTCACTTGTGCAGTGTAGTATTCCTTTGTGTTTTTCGCCATTGACTCTTTGTACTCGTTATTCACACTTATCAGTTCTTGAACCAAAGCGATTGTTGCCATCAATGCAGCGAGAGGCAAAGAAGCAGCGATTGTTTTTCCTACAGCGGCAAAAGAAGAGCCTAACTTTCCTGTATCTCCTGTTAATGCAGCCATAAGAGCCTTAAACACACCAAGTTTTTTATGGGATGCCATAATGTTTGCAGCAGTTTGCCCCCAAGCACCATTTGTGAGTTTTGTCGTTATATATATTGATGCCAAAACTCCTGCAAACAACTTAGCAACATTTAATATTGTTTTCCAGTTGGAAAGCATTTCCGTTGCCCCCGAAATCATCCCCTTAAACGTTCCCTCGTTTGCCTTGCCAATATCGTTGAGCATCACATCGAAGGCATCCTTCAAGTTGGAAATCTTTCCTTGGAGGGTCTCAGCCTGTATCTCCTGCATATTGTAGAACGTACCACCCTTGTCGGTCATACGTTGGAAGATAGCCTCCACGTCCTCGAAGGTAACCTTGCGCTTGGAAATCATATCAACGATTTGCGCCGTGGTGTACGCCTCGCCCTTTACCTCCTTGAAGTACTGCTGCAACTCGCCGTACATATTGATACCAGCCTCTGTGAACTGACGAACCTCAGAACCACGAAGGTATGCAGCCGCCTTGACTTGTCCGTAAGCAAGGATAAGTCTTCCCATATCAACGCCAAGACCAGCCGAAACATCGGCAAGTCGTTTGGTGGTGTCGTAAAGTTTATCTGATTCAATTCTATAAGCAGAGAGTTGTCTCGTGTAGTCCACTAAGTCCTTGATGCGAAATGGTGACTTGACTGCCAACTCCACCGTCTTGTTGAAAATCTCGTCTGCCTTTGGCTTATTCTGCAAGATGGCTTCAAGTGAACGCTCGGACAACTCGAATTGACCTCTGACCTCGGCGATTTGCTCAACAAAATTCTTGATAGAGCCAACGGAAAAAGCGAACGCCATACGCTGTGCCCAACGAGACATATATCCTGCCATATAGGAGGTTTGCTCGCCAAGAGTTTTTGCGTTCACTCCTGCCTCTTTCAAAACCTTTGAGTGTTGTTTGATAGCCTCGTTTACAGAAGCAAGGTTTTGCTTATAGTTTTTGTCTGTAACATCAAGGTCGAGGCGTGCTTGCTTTAACTCCTTGATTGCAGCCAAATGCTCACGTAGAGTCTTTGCGCTGTTTGCATCGCCAACCACTGCGCTTGTATTGGTGTAATATGCCTTTTGCTGTTGTTTCAGCCAGTCAGTCATATAAGCCTTCTCTTGTGCTGCACGGATTCTTTCTGCATCCTTTTCTGCTTTAGCTGCCGCTTTGTCGGATGCATCTTGCTCACGTTGTGCAGCCTTTTCTGCTGCTTGTGCTTCCTTCTCCTTATTCTTTAACCAGGCGTTAGCTTCTTTTTGCCTTTGTTTTTCTGCTTGTGCGGAAGATTTCTCCAGCTCCTTGTAATACTGTCGCATTTCTGCAAGGGTATTAGAAGAACGTTGGTTATCGAGCGAATTACTATCGGAAACATAAGAGCGCAAGGCACGATACATAGCAACCTTCTCATTAAGGGCTTTGTTTGCGTTTACAATAGCTTGTTGCTCCTCCTTTAATGAGGCGATAAGCTGATTATTAACTGCAAGTTCTTCTTTTGCATTCGCAACATCTATTGGATGGTAGATGCCGTCCTTTCCTTGACCGATTCTATTAGACTCAACCTGCTCGCTGCGCAAGAACTTAGTTAAATATTCCTGCCTCTCTGCTGTCTTGTTTATCTGTTCTTGCAGTTTTTGATAATCGGCAATAGATTTAGACATATCCATTGCATCCGATGATTTGCGCTGTGCAGCCGACATTCGCTCAATATTCTCCACCGTCTGTGCGACAACGTTGTTCATGTTCGAGACTTGTTGCGCTGCCTTTTCCGCACCGAGATTAGACAGGCTGCCCGACATCTTGGATGCCTTGCTATCAATAGTGCCCAACTTTGTTATTATCTTATCAAGTTCACTCACAAATATTCTTGCTCCACCAGTCATAGACGTAAACGCACTATTTACGGTCTGCCCCATTTGTCGAGAATGGTCTTGTATAGATTGAATGCGCTCATCAGCCCTTTTAATAGCTTCCAACGCACTCTTTGGTATGATAAGCGCACTTCCTAATGCTGAATCTGCCATATATTTCTTATTTAGAATTAATTTAAATAATAGGTATTCCAAGGTCGTTGAGGTTTTTCAAGTCCTCCGCACCATTGATTACCGTTGCGTTCTTCAATTTATCGCCCTGCTTCTTCTCGCTGTCAGAAAGATACTCTATATGAGTGAAGTCCATACTTGCGAGACGAACCTGTGGGACGGTCATTCCCCATTTGTACTCTTCCTGCGAGCACCAAGTGTTTGCCCTCAAAAAGTCTATCATCTGACCGTACTCTGTCCTTGAAGGCACGATTCGGCTGCTTGTTTCTTCCTCATCAGTGCCTGTCTTCGGACGGTCTGAATCACATTGGTACTCGCAAAGAAAAAATCCACGTCAAGAAGATTTAGTATCTCCACGAGCAGGGTAGCCCAGTCCTTGATGTCGTAGTCCCCCCAAAGGAGCTGGTCGTAAACCTTTTGGTATTCGTCAGAATTGATGCGCTCCTTGTCGTTTAAGAGTGCCAAGGTGATAACTCTTGCCACGGATGGTAAGTTGGTCGCAAACTCCTTGATAACGTCGCCCATCGAAAGGTTTTCGCCCTTTACTATTTTGCAAGCCTCCTCCGCAACGAGCCATTGAGTTCCAGGCTTCAACGCCTTTATCTCCCATTCCGTGCCTTGCAGCTTCACGATTGTAGGCGAGTCGTTCATTACCTGTGCAAGCCTCTCCATCGCCTTGTCGGACAACGGCGAGTCTGGCTTAATCTTTTTCTTCTCCTCTTCCTCGGCTCGTTTCTTCTCCGCCTCCTTGGAAGGGTCTTTCTTTGCTCTATGTACTGCCATAACTTATAATGATTTCTATCTGTGTTGGTTAATAATTTTTACAACACCTTGGTATTTATAGGACAATTCCTGCAATTTCTGAAAGGACATCGAGATAACACGATAGGAGTGTTTCAGACCTCCTCCGCCTTCTTCCAATACTTGTGCGTAAGGCATTGATGCAGCAACAGCCAAGTCTATCACGCCCGATGGTTGGTAGCTGTTCTTTAGGTAGCTTTCTATTGCCTCCCTACCCTTGATTTCCTCTCCATACCAATTCTTGCTTTTCTTGGCTTGTGGTGACGAAGAGAGATAACCTGTCTTTGTCAGCTTTCCTTGGACGTAGATACCATATCCGTATGAGTCGTACAAGTTCTTTGTCCTGTGCGTGTAGGTGATTTCTTGGATGCACTCCTTTAGCACGTTCCTTGCATCCTTATCCAGCTCACTGACTATCATCTTCAATGCCTTGTCGTATAGCTTTCCCATATCCTTAAACCTTAAAAGGGACGGACAGCATCAAAGCCGCCGCCCCTTGTGTATAGTCGAGAAAAATTGTTGAAGAACCAGTGTCTTACTTTGGAAGCTGATAATCTGGGTCGATATAGAAAGGAACTTTCTTCTTGGTAGTTTTATCAGCAAGTGTAATCTCTACCAACTGACCTGTACCAGCCAAAGCTACCTTCGCCATATTGGTGTTAAGAGACTCGATGGTGGTCTTTGAGTTGAGTTGCACCTTTGGCAGAATCAAACCAACATTCTTAGAACCATTTGGAATCACCACGACAATCTCTGCATACATTGCTTGATAGGTAGATGGAGCATAAACCTTGCCGTCTGTGTCAACGGTAAATCCGCACAACGCCTTCAACACGTCTGCCTGTGTATCGGCGACCTCTGCGGCGAATTGATACTTACCAGTTGTGACGATAGACAAGATAGGTGTATCGGAAGTCTCACGCTCGATGTCGGTTGTCTCGTTGTCGTCCTGCGAGATACTAACGGTGTCACGTACAACATCGTCCAAATCGTAAACGTCTGCACCTTTCGTGTTTCCATCAAAAGGAGTTACGATAATATGGGTTGGCTTAGACAGCTTCACTGCCTTTGCGCCTGTGTTTGTCAATGCCATAATTGTATGAATTTAAATTGTTATCCTAAATAAAATCTTGAAAACTATCTTACAATAACCGAAACGGAAATCATCTGAAAGTGGAATTGT